CATTTCCAGCATTAGATGAATGTAATTGAAATACATTAGAACCATTTGAATTACCAACTTTTGCGTAAATTGTGCTATTATTATTCAATACCAAATATGGATCAGTTTTTGATATTGTTAAATTTCCTGACATAGTGATAGAACCTACATTTGATATATCATTATAGTACATATTAATTCCAGTTGAATTTATTTCCATCTTTTTAGAGCCATTAATATAAAAAGTTTGTTTTGTATCTGCACTATATCTTAATTCAGTACTATATGATTGTATTTGTTGATTATTATCATAAAATTTTAAATCATTAACATTACTTATATTATTATTGCACATATCTAATGTAGTTTCATTAAATTTATATTTAAGTTGACTATTGAATTCTAAATTAATACTTTCACCTGTACCAGCATCTATAAATATAGGTCCATATGTATCTAATTCTATATGAGTTGTAGCATGTAATGAAATATCACCTGATATAGCATGTAAATCTAATACCCCGCTTGAATATATATTACTTACATTACTTATATTATTATTGCACATATTCAATGTACCTTGTAATAATAATTTATTACTAGTAAAACTTGCTATTTTAGCACTATCAATCTCAAATTTTAAAGAATTTATATTATTTTCATCACAATAACTATATATATCTGCACGTAATAAATCATTTTGAAAAAAACATATATGAGGTCCATATGAACTATTCGACCTATACATTGATATATGGTTTGCAGAATTCTTTTTAATAGTTAATCCATCTGAATTTTCCAGATTTGTATCACTTGGATCATGTACTATTTTTAATGTTCCGCTAATATTGACATTACTATTAAATGTTGATATACCTTTTACATCTAATGTTCCACCAATATTTACATTACATTTAAATGTAAAATTACTACTATTATCAGCATAAAATATAGCGTTTTTTGCTAAATTTGTAGTATTAGCTGAAGTATCAGACAAAGCTACATAATACATATAAGAAGTATTACCAAAACCAAATTCGCATCTATTAACTCCACCAATAGACGTATTTTGCATAACAATAGGAACAGTTTCCCCACTTGTTCCTTTAATAATAGTAATCGGATTAGAATCAAGTGCATTAGATGGGGATTCATCAGCCATAGCTATTTGTTTTGTCATTGATAAGTTTGATAAAGTTAAATTTGCTAATGTAAATGTACCACTAATTGACAAGTTACCTGAACTATCTAAAGCGAAGTTATTACAACCATTACTATCGTAATATTTAACAGCCCCATTATGTGAAATTGAAAATCGTGTAGTATTATTATGATCAAAAATACCAAATAAGTAATGGTTATCATTAATAGAAGCACTGTCATATTTATATGAATTACCAAGACCCATACGACAAAAATTACCAGTTTGATTTGAAAAGCTAATAAATGCGCCATTAGTCGCTGGATCTGTACTTAAATTACTAATATGTGCGATATTGTTTAATTTTGCCGAACCATCAATATTTTTTGTTACAGTTGTAATATCATTTATATCAACAGTATTTAAAAATGTTGAAGCACCGTTAAATACTGATGTATTACAAAATGTTGCTGTAGAACTTGCTACTAATGTTGTAGATACAACTAAATCTTGTACCACGCTTAAACCATCAACTATAAGTGTTCCAGTATTAGATGAATTTGTAAATGTTGCTAATCCTGTAACATTTAATGTGCCTGTATTTGATGTATTTGATAAAGTTGTTACACCATTTACTGTTAATGTACCTGTAATATTTGCATTACTATCTAATGTTACAACACCAGTAACTCCAAAAGTATCTAAAACTGTTAAATTAGAATTTACTGATAAATCACCTGTTTTTAAATTAATATAATCAGATGTTGTACCAATAACATCATTACTATCAACAAGAGCACCAATTACTTCTAAATAATCAGATGTTTCATTATATACTAAACCAACATATGGTTTATTATATATATAGTAAGTATATTCATTACAAGGATTTGTAGTAAAATTTGATTCAACCGTTGCTTCTTTTGTTGTGCCATTATAATCTATAATTTTTCTGTAATAATTTGTTGTATTACTTGTAATATAAACATACATATTATTATAAAAATCATTAATGACACTTGCATTACCGTCTAATTCAACAATATTACTTGCATTTGATGTTGAGCCAACTGTACCAGTAATTAATTCTTTATCATTTCTTACATAACCTACATTACTATCACCAAGTGGTTGATATCTTTTAATTACATAACCAGAAAATGTATCACTATTTCCATCTTCATTTACCACAAAGGTAGCATTACTAAATGTTGTTGATTGTGAAGTAGATGTACCAGTTACATAAGTAGAAGCATCTAATGTATCACAAGTAATAGTACCAAATACATCAATATCTCTAAAATATGCAATTGTACTTGCTGTTGAAGCATATAAATTACTTTTTAATGTAGTATTACCTGTAACTTGAAGAGTACTATCTATGGCAACATTACTATTTAAATTTACATCACCATCAACATCTAATGTTCCAGTATTACTTTGATTTACTAATGTAGTTAAACCAGTTACTCCAAGTGTACCAGTAACAGATACATTTCCAGCAACATTTAAATTACAAGGCATAGTAATATTTCTATTTGTTTCAACAGTTAAAGAAGTTGCACCATTACTATCATAAAAATTTACTTCATGTGTTGTTAATATTTCTAAAATATTACTTGCAGTATTTGATGTATCTGCAATACCAAAACTATTTGAACCTAAAATGGTGTACATAGTATTATCAGAATTAGAATATTGAACATATACATTATTTGATGCTACAGTTGCATGAGTATTTTGTAATGAAATAAAATCGTAATTATTGGCAACAGCTGAAACAAATGTACTATCATTACTAACAGTTAAAGTTCCACTTGTAGCAATATTACCTGTAAAAGTTGATGATTTTTTATCAGCTGTAAGATTAGAACATACAATATTAGAAATTGTTAATGTTCCTGTCATTGTCATATCACCTGTAAATGATACAGTATCTCCATCAGTATTAACAAAACAAACAGATGGATTATAATTTGGACTGTTGGAATCTTCATCATTAAATGCAGAATTACGTAAATATAAATTAGATGTAAAATAAGCATCTCTATTAATATAAACATTACTATTATGATTACTTGATGTAAAAACATCAACTATATTTAAATAATTTGTTAATGATACATTTGATATATTACTTGGATTAATAATTAATGAATTTGAACCAGTTGAATGCCCGAACCCTATATAAATATTTGATGATGTAGTTGCGGTATTACCACCTCCAATCATAATATTTGAATTAGTAGATGTTGATTGTGCAAAACCTAGTAATACATTATATCTACCTGTTCCATCAATAGTTGTTGATTTACCAAGTGAAGTATTTTCGGAATTTGTCATAACATCTCCAATACCGCCTAGCAAGTAGTGAGAATAGTTCATTTTAAATTAAAATATCAACTATTATATTTTTTGTCTTATTATTATTGTAATTATATTAGATACTATTATTAATGTATAATATTTAAATATTTAAATAAAAAATAAAAATAAAATCTAAAAAAATAATCAAATTTTATTATTATATTATTTAAATTTGATATATTCATTATTCCATAATATAATAATATTTGTTAAAAATTGTTCTAATATTAATTGTAAATTTTCTTTATCATAATAATTATCTATAATATTATTGTCTTTGTCAATTTGTTTAATATAGTTAATTAATATTAAAATATCGCTATTTTTAGTAAAACTTAATTTTACTTTTCCTTCATCATTTATTTTAATATTAATTTTAGCTTGTTGAATAAACTTAATTAATTTAAACATATTATTAATAAAATAAGAAATATATTTTAATTTATCAATAATATCAAAATTGTCAATTTTATCTATTAATAAGTGTTCGTGTTCATCTGAAAATTTAATTAAATTAGATTGATTTTTAGTAAAAGTTAAATCAAATTTTAGTGTATTTATTGAATTATTTAATAATTCAATTGTTTCTTCATTTTCTTTAAATACGTTTTTATATTTTGAATTAGTTAAATCATTTTTTTGGTAATGTAAATCAAGTAAAATAAAGTAAAAAAACCGTGATAAACGTTTATCATATTTATTATCATAATATGGCAACATTTTATGATATTTAAATAATGTATATTGTAAATCTTGTATAATATATGATTCAGACATAATTAACATATAATTATTTGTGGTAAAATATTTAACTAAACTAAAATTCTTTTCTAAAATATTTGTATCATTATAATAAGTTGCTAAAAAATTTTGATAATTACTATCTTCAAATGATATAATAGATATATCTATTAATTCAGGAGATACGTTTTGATTTGTAGCATTAAATTCAACTTTATCATTATATTCATAATGGTAAATTTTATTATTTTTATGTGTATTATTGATAAAAAAATCTGATTTTTTAATAGGAATAGATAAATTTGGATGTAATATATCATTACTTTTTATATCTTCTAATTTTAATCCAAAACGCAAACGATATAAATCAAATGACATAATATTTCCTGAATTATATATTGTTGAAGGTGTATTATTAATAGTAATATAATGATATCTTCTATTTTTATTAACATCAGAATTTAATTTAATAACTAATGGGTTATACATTTTATAGTCAATATAAAATTTATTACCACTTTGACTTCTACTTATATTTCTACTTCTACTTCTACTTTTACTTTGACGCGAACTACCACCTTTCAATTTTTTTAATAATAATGAATTATCACTTGTAATTAAAATGGGTAAATATTTATTATTTTTAATAACCGAATTATTAGTTAATTCATATTTTACAATCTTATATATATTATCATAATTGTAAAATGTTGTATTATTATCTTTAATATATTCTTGAATTAATTTGTGTAATTCTTCATTAAAGCTATCAAAACTAGTCTTATTATATATACTAATAATGTATTTTAAATCTTTCTTTATTAAAGATGCTAATTTATTATCTTTAATAATAAATTCATTAATATATTCAACAGTTTTTTTAGATAATGTATTATTAATATCTGATAATGAAATTGATTGGAAATTTTGAAATAAATGGTCGTAAATATGACTTAATATATTTAATGCTTTAATAAGAGCTTTACTAACATAATGATATATAATTTTATATCTATCATAATTATTAGTTAAAATAATTACATTATAGTCTGTATCTGAATTTTTTAAATCATCCTTTATAGAAAATTGTTTTTGAATAATTTCTTTATATATAATAAAATTATTTCCACCTTTTAAATATAGTAGTACTTTTTCATTTTCAGCAACTATTCCTTTTATATATTTTTGTAAATAATAATTAATAATTTGATAATTTACAGAAATAAAATAGTTATTAAGTTTAATATGCGAACTGGAACTATTTTTTTCAATAGCTTTTACTTTACTTAAAAAATTTTTTTTAGAATTGTCATTATTAACTTTTATATTATTGGATAAAAAATGTTTTAAATAAATGTCGGCAACTTGGTCTTTAATAGTTTTAATAGGTTGTTTATATTCACTTTTTTTTAATCCATTTAAATCTAATTCATATTTTAAATTTCTTTTTGTTCTTATTAATGGCTTTTGTTGTAATAATGTTTTAAAAACATTTTTTTTAATATTTCTAACTTTTTTTGTATTAGATTTAATTGAATTATTATTTGAAATAACATTATTATTTGTATTTATAATATTTAACTTTTTAAAGTTATATAATTTAATATTATTAGACATATTATAAATAGTAAATGAATTTATTATCTTTATTATTATTAATTAAATAAAAATATTTTAATTAATTATTTTTATAATATGTTTAATATATGTTTAATATATGTTTACTAATAGCTTATTAATTTATTCAAATTCAAATAATTAATTAAATAATTAATCAAATATTATATAAATATTATATAAATATTATATAAATATTATATATTACTATAAATTATATCAATATTATATATTACTATAAAAATAATGTTTAGTTTAATAGAGTGAGAACAGAAAATTTAGATTGTATTATATTCTCGTTAATTATATAAAAATTTACAATTAATTATTAATCCATTTTATTGAAATCTTTATCATCTTCAATTATATTTATTTCTTCAATAATATCATTTTTTTCATCATAAACCTCAATTGGTTTAACATAATCATTATAATAAGAAGTTTTTTCTGTAATAAATCTTTGTTTAATACCTAATGCTTGTGCTTCATGTGTCATTAATTTATAAGTATATGGTAAGAATATTTGTTCTACATTATTTCCATAATTATATAATTTAGACTTTTCTAAATTATATGTTGGTATATAACCTGTTTCATTATTAACCATTACTGTATATAAATCTGCTCTATCAAACATAGTTTCTTTTAAGAATGAACTAATTCCATAAGAAATTAAGCAAGAAATCTCCATTTCTCCCGCCCGTAATCCGCCTTCCTGAGAACGCCCGTGAGGAGCAATTCTAGTTAGCGAACTGACCTTACCACCGTCAGGTAATAACATCTTACTTCCCCCTCTCCAATTAATTTTATCAGCAACCATATGTTTTAATCTATAATAAAAGATGGGTCCCATAAAAATTTTGCTTTCCATTTGTTCGCCAGTTTTACCATTATAAAGTAATTCATCACCATATTTATCGTATCCATAATTTTGTAGTTCATCATATAATGTATCAACATATTTACTATTAAAAGCAGTAGCATCAATAAATCTCCCAGAAAGAGCACCAAGTTTAGCGAAAACGGTTTCCAACATATGTCCGACAGTCATACGTGTTGGAATTGCGTGTGGATTGATGATAATATCAGGACGAATTCCATCTTTATTATATGGCATATCTTCTTCATCTAAAATCATACCACAAACGCCTTTTTGACCATGTCTAGAACCAAGTTTGTCTCCCAAGCGAGGCATCTTAAAATTCCTTATTCTTATCTTTACTTTTTTCTCATTTGAATTTTTAGCATATTTATAAACTTTATCAATATGTCCGTACATTAAACGAGAACCTAAATGAGAATCATCTTTATATTTTTTTGAAGATACATTTATTTGATATTGATTGAATAATTGACCTGATGCTTGTGCTGTATTATAATTAACTTCTTCTTCAACATATTTACCGAGAATAACTGATTTATCATTAATATATTTATTTTCAATTGGAAAACCTAATTCATCAATTGTAGAATAATCGGCTTTTTTTATTTCAATATTATTAAATCCTTGTAAAGTTTTAGCATTACCAAATAATTTTTTAACTTTTCTTTTAGGATCAACTTTTTCTTCATCTTCATATGAATGATAAGCAGTTACATTATGGCAACCTCGTTCAATAGCTTTACGATTAAATATAACGGCATCTTCTTGATTATATCCTGAATATGTCATAATTGATACAATTAAATTTTCTCCATTTGGTAACATATCCATATTACTATATACATCATATTTGTTATTTACAAGTGGTTTTTGAGGATAATGTAAAATATATCCAGATGTATCAATACGTTGATTAAAGTTTGTAGCATACATACCAAGAGCTTGTTTTCCTTGAGCTCCAGAGAAAACATTACGAGTACCAGTATTATGATGAGAAAATGGGATAGTGTTAGTATAAACACTTAATGCAAGAGATGGATGTAATTCACAATAAGAAAATTTAACATGAGATTTATTAACTAAATCAGTTTCGTGCATTGATATTACATGATAATTAGCATCTTCAATATCAATATATTCAATAACAGAACCATTTTCATTTAATTTTTTATCTTGTCCTTTATTAATATCATATTCATCAAATTTATAATCATTTCCTAATAAATCTTTTCTGTATACTTTTGCGTGTTCTATCATATCAAATTCATCAGCTTTCATAGTAGAACCAGAAATTAATTCAAACCAATTTTTTTTCATATTTTCATCAAATTTACCATTTTTTTTAATAAGTAATTCTCCGTCATCAACAATGAATAATGGTCTAACACATCTACCATTATCAATTCGTATATTTAATTCATTTCTATAAATATTCCAAGATATACCAGTAAATATACTAATGATTGCATTTCTTTTTAATAAACGTAATTTATTTAATAATGTAAATGGATCTTTATGAATACCAACCCAAGTATCATTAATTAATATTTTAGTAAAATGTCCTAAATTATTAATATTAAGAATACCAAGAGGTATAAGTCCATGGTCTGATAAACAATGTTTCATAGCATTAAGTGAAGATGTTCCAGTAATATAAGCAGTCATAGCTAAATGTTTAATAATACCGATATTACTACCATCAGGTGATTCAGAAGGACATAAAATTCCCCATTGTGATGGATGTAGTTTATGTGGTTCTACGATTTTAATTTCTGTATTCATAGGAGTTCTAATACGTCTTAAATGACATAATGTACCAACATATGATAAACGACTTAAATCTTGAACGTAACCTTGACGTTGTCGTTTTGCTTCAGCATTTTCAGGAGAACTATCAAGTAATCCCCAATCACCTTTAAATGATTTAATGATTTTTTCAGTAATTTCATAAGTTTTAAGTACTTTATGTAAATTTTTTTCATTAAATAACATTTCAATATCATCAAGTGATTTTAATGCGTTTTTAGAATAACTCAAGTTAATTTCTAAACGATAATTAACACGAAACTTATTATAGAAATCTCTAAATATTGATATCATCATATTTCCTGGAACATTTACACGTTTATGCATATAATTATCACGCTCACTTTCACTATACATACCTAAACTGGTTTTAATAAAAATATTGATATAATAACCAAGAATGAATGCTTTTTCTTTAAAATTATTACCAACATTTGGGAAAATTTCGTGTATTAATACATTTTGAATAGCAACTAAATCAAATTTTTCAATTTCAGATTCATCAGCAAATTTATTAAATTGAGTAAATTGTTGTAAATAATTCAATGCTTCCATTTGTGTATATAAAACTGAACCATCGTGGAATGTTGGTTCTAAAAAGTTAATAAGTTGTGAATTAATAGTATTATCAAAATCATCATTCATCAATATATATTTAGCAATTTCTTTATCACTTTCAACACCTAAAGCACGGAATAAAACACATAATGGAACTTCTTTATTAACTGATTCTAAATCTTTAGAATCATCGCTTGTATTTTTAACATCAATTTTAGATTTAACAGGTAATTGAACTACAATAGCATTATGCTTTTTACCTTCCATATATGATTCATTATATATATAAAATTTGATAACTTTAGGGAAAAGTGTATTGTCTTCTTCTGTATTACGAACTTGAGCTCTAAATTTATATTTTTCAAGTTCAGTTCCACCATTAATTTTATTAACAAAAAGACGATTAGTAACTAATTGTTCTTGTGATACAATAACTTTTTCCTTACCTGAAATAATAAAGTACCCACCTTTATCATAAGGGCATTCGCCAAGTTCGGTTAATATATTTGCTGGTTGTTTATAAAGGCTACACATTTTTGATTTAACCATAATGGGAATAGAACATAATTTAACACGTTCTTTAGTAAATTCCTTAACAATTTCATCTTTTAATTCTACACCTTTTTTTTTAAGTTCTTGTTTTGATTGAAAATAAGTAGCACGAATATACATATCAGCGAATATATCAACTGCATAAGTTATATCTTTTAAACGAGCTTCATTTGGATATAGCGGACGAATACCATTTTCATCTTCAATAGTAGGACGAGATATGTAAATTTTTTGATTATCAAGACCTCCAACATATAATTCTATTTTAAAATGTTCTCCATTTTTATTGCTTTCAATAATTGTGAATTCTTCTTGAAGAGTTTCTATAATATATTTAATTTTATCAAATATAAAATCATGATATGAATCCAATTGATGTGATATTAACCATTCTGGATTATCTTGAAAATATTTTTCAATGATTTCTATCATTATATTTTAATACAAGTTATATGTTATATTATATTTATTTATTATTATTATTTAATAATAATTTTATATAAAAAATAATATATAAAATTAATAAATATTTATATACTATTATAATTATATACTATTATAATTATATATAATACAAAATTGTTCAAAATTACATATATTTTTTAATGCTACTGTATTTAATGGACAATTACTATATATATTAAAATCATTATTTTCATTTATTGATATAATAAACATTCCATCTATATTAGGTAATACACAATTAGTTATATATTTAATACATATATCAAAAAAATTTTGAAATTCGCAAATGTTGTACATATTATAATAATTACTTAAATCGTTATAATCTAAATTATTATTCATATATAATATTTGATAATCATTTTGAAAACATAATTTGCTATCATTAATATCATAATCATAATTAGAATTATTCATTATATCTCCCATTTTTTTTTTATAATAATTTACTATATTATAATTAGATATATTTTTGTATATATTTCCGCACCATCCATAAAATTGACATTTAACAAATTTTAACTTATTTTTAATAATACAATCAAAATAATTATTAATATTTTGATATGTATAAAAGTTAGTAATTTTTTTACATCCACATAAATATGATACATATGAATATAATACAAATTGTAATAATAAATTTTTATCACTTTTATTTTCGCAATTATTTAAAATATTATTTACAATTAAATTATTTATATATAAATAATTTTTGAAATTATTTAAATTATATGTATAATTTAATATAATATGACAATTATCGTTAATATTAATATTATTATCATTCATAATAGTATAATATAATTGATTTACAAATTTGTCATTATATAACATATTATCATCATTATCATTATTATCATTATTATCATCATTATTATCATCATTATTATCATCATTATTATCATTATCATTATTATCAGTTTTAGTGTTAATATTATTAATATATATATGTCTATTTTGCATTTTGTGTATATTATGTATAATATGTTTAGATTTATTACGATAATCTATTATATATTTCATTATGTTTAATGTAAATTTAATGTAATAATAATATAAATAATAATATATAAATATTTTTATATAAATATAATATATATAATAATAATAATTTTACAATTATTGATAATAATATAAATCCATTAAATAAGTTACCGTGCAAAAATAAATAATTTTAGTAAAATAATATTTTTTTTATATATTATATATTATATATTATATATTATATATTATATATTATATATTATATATTATATATATAATATATAGTTAATTTTTTATAAAAAAATAAAAAAAAATAAAAAATTAAAAAAATTAAAAAAATTAAAAATGAATGAAATATTAGATGATAATGCTGTTATAGATGATGTGAATGTAAATAAATTATTATTTATTAGAGGATTTTATACTTTTACACCTTTGTGAAATTTAAATGCCGACTTTTCATTTTTTTATTTAAAGATAAATTAAAGATAAATATATAACTAAAATTATTTTTTCACTATGGAATTAGAAATTCAAGATTTAAAAAAACAACTTATTGAAAAAGAAAATAAAATAAAAGAATTAGAAGAAGAATTAAATAAAATAAGAAAACAAAAAGAACAAAATAAAATATCAAAAAAAAAATATTATGAAAAAAATAAAGATTTAGTTATTGAAAAAGCAAAAGAAAGTAGAATGAAATTAAAAAGTGAAAATCCTGAATTATATAAAGAAAGAAATAAAAAGTCAAGTTTAAAATATTATTATAAAAATAAAGAACAAAATGAAAATTAGTTTTTTTTATTATTTTTTTTGAATTCAAAAATAAAAGTATATAAAGAAATACTAAATATATATATTTAAGAAATAAAAATATAATTAATTATAATTTATTTTCTTCATATGAAAAAGAAGAAAAAACAAAATAGTGATAAATGTAAATCTATTTTTGATAAGAAAAATAAATCTAATATTATTACTGTTAAAACAAGTTTAAAATCTATTCTTAAAAACTATAATACTAATTTTATTATCATTAATGATTTAGTTAAAGAATGTAATGATATTGTTATTATTACTTATCTTTTTATTAGATTATATTTTCTTTATTGTTATAATAATAAAAAAGATTTACCAGATTTAAATAAAGATAATATACTTTATTTTATTCGTGCTTGTGCTAAAAAAACTAATCGTGGAAGAAGTGCTAAAAATAAAGAATTTGAAAATGAGTTAGAAGAATTTTATGATAATGAATTTAAATCATTACTTAATGGAAAAGAAAAATTTAATCTTAAAAATAAATCTTATATAACTCCATATTTAGCAATTCAAATTGAAACAGCATATAAAAATAATATAAGCGACCATTTTATTACACGAATAAGAAGATTTTTAAATATTACTAAACCAGAAACTAAATATGATAATGAAAAACAAGAAAAGATTAATAAAATTAAAGAATTATATAATAATAAAGAAATAGATAAAAAAGAATTTAATAAACAAGAAAAAGAAATTAATACTTATTATAATAAGTTATGGAATAGTACTAAAAATAATATATTATTAAATAAAATTAATGATAATAGTGAATATGATAATTATGTTAAATGGATTAAAAATAATTTTTTACCAGATGAAGTAGAAAAAAATTATGGTTATGATGTAAAAGCAAATTATCAAAAATATATATTTTACACCTTAAAAATGAATGATTATATAGAAAAAGAAACAGATAAAAAACTTTTTCAATCATTAAGTTTAAGAAATGAAATCAAACCTCATTATATTACTCTTGATGTAAATTCTATATTATCAATATTTAATAATGAATTTAAAGGACAAAAAGATTTAAATCAAAAAACAAAAGATAAAAAAAATTATATATGGTCTAAAATTTTTTATACTGATAATAAAGTAATGAAAAAGAAAGGATTTTCTTTTGATACATTATTAACTGATGGAATTGGTGTAAGTTTAATATTTAAGAAAAATGGAATTGGAAAATATCAATTAAATAATAATATTAAAGATAATAATATTTATGTTGATGAATTAAATAACGAAGATAAAGAAATAATAAAAAATAAAAAAATAATAGCAATTGACCCTGGAAAGAAAAATTTAATATATGCTATGGACGGTAATAAAAATAAAATTCGTTATACAGCAAATCAGCGAAAAATAGAAAGTATGAGTAAAAGAAATAATAGAATTATAAGAAATGAAAAAAAGAAAAATAAAATTATAAAAGAAGAAACAAAATTAAGTTCTTATAATTGTAAAACAAATGATATAAATAAATTTAAAGATTATATAAAAGAAAAAATTAAATTAAATGATAATGTAAAAGATTTTTATAATCAAGATTTATTAAGAAAATTAAAATGGAGAAATATTATTTATAAAAGAAAAAGTGAAGATAAATTATTAAATGCTATGGAAAATAAATTTGGAAAAAGTGAAGATATAATAATAAGTTATGGAAATTGGAATAACTCAAAACAAATGAAACACATAATGCCGACAATGGGAAATGGATTAAAAAAAGTAATAGAAAAAAAATTTAATACATTAATATTAGATGAATTTAAAACTTCTAAATTATGTAGTTGTTGTTATAATGAATTAGAAAATTATAAATGTGATAATAAAAAATTACATAGACTATTAATATGCTGTAATTGTAAAAGTGATGGCTGTGAAAGCAAAAATATTACTTTTATAAACAGAGATATTAATGCGTGTCAAAATATGCTTACATTAACTCATCATTATTTATTAAATAATGAACGAAAAAAAGAATTTTGTAGAAAATTAGATTATGACCTAAATAAAGAAAAAGATTTAGGAAAAACATAATCGATCGGAGTAAGGAGGTCTCCTATTGTTTTTACTGCTCTTCAATGAGTAAGCGTTTGTGATTTTTTTTTGCGATGGAGTCGGCATTTAAATTTCACAAAGGTGTAAAAAAGATATATATGATTATTTATTTAAAATGTTAGAAGATTTAGGATTTGATATAATTGATGTGCAATATACTGAATATAGTAAATCAGATTTAATCATAAAAAATATTAATGACTTACTTAATCAATATTATAAAAATATAAAATTAATAATAACTCATTCGATGGGTGCATTATTTTTATCAAAAATAAATAATAAAAATATATCAGATAAAAAAATAATATTATTAAATCCATTTTTAAAGTTAAATTATACAATGATACTAGTACATCAGTTATTAAATAATAGTTTATTAAGAAATTTAAGTTTTTATTTACCGAGATGGTTAATATATAATAAAAAAATATTAACTCATAAATACAATGATGAATATAATATATTAATTGAGATTATAAAAAAACCACTTGAATTTGCAAATGCTGATTTATTAAAAGATGTTGCATTTATATTATATAATGAAAATATAATAGATAATTATATATTATATCAAGAAATATATAATTGTAATATAGATATAATATGGGCTTTTGATGAAGAATTAGTTACATTAGATATAAATACTATAATAAAATTAAATAAATTTTTTAATTTGAATATAATAATCGGAAAACATGAATCATTTGGATATGAATATGATAATATAAGATATAATATTATAAATAAAATAAAAAAAATAATTATAAAAAAATTAAAATTATAAATAAAATTATAAAATAAAATTATATAATAATAAATATATAAATATAAAAATAAAAAATATAAATGACACATCTATTTATTCGTGGATGGAATACATATAATACTGATTTATATATAAATATATTTAATATATTTAAAGAAAATAATATAGAATATTATGATTTTCAATATAAAAATAATTTTATATTAGATGATATAATTTTTGAATTAAAAAAATTATTGAAAGAAAAAGAATTTACAACAATAGTATGCCATTCAATGGGTGCTTATTTTGTATCAAGAATAATACAAGATATTAGTAATATAAAAATAATATTATTAAATCCATTTATTTATATAGATAATTTAAGATTAAATATATTTTCAAAAATATTAAATTATAAATTTATAAGAAATTTTCCATTTTATTTTCCGAAATGGTTTGTTATAAATAAAGCTTTCTTATCATATAAACAAAAACAAGATAATAATTTATTATATGATATAGTATTTGAATCATATCAATTCATATGTGTAAATTTATTAAGTGAAATAGTAAATGATATTAATAATTCAGATATAATTGATAATTTATTTTTTTATAAAAAGAAAAATAATAATAAAATAAGTATAATATGGTCTTTAGATGAAGAATTAATAAAATTAGATTATAAGCAATTAATAAGATTAGATACTTTTTTTGATTTAAATATAATAATAGGAAAACATGAATCATTTCATAATAATGAATATGATTATATAAAAATAAATTATTTGAATAATTTTAAAAAATTATTATTTGAAGAAGAAACATAATTTTATTTATCAACAATTAAAATGCTTTGGCTATGAAAGTAAAAAAATAGTGTAAAAGCAAATATTAAAAATATTTGAGAAACAAAAAAATTTAGTTAATAATATAAAAAAAAATTTTTATTATAATATTATAAATATTATAATAAAAATTTTTTCATTTATAAAATATATATTTTATAAATGAAAATATATTATAAATATTTGCTTAAATTTTTATTTAATGTATCTAATAATAGTTTATATAAGAATTTATCATCTTATGATGACTTTAAGTTTAAATATAAAAATACCATGAAATATAATGGTAATAGTAATAATAGTAATAGTAATATTAATAATAGTAATAGTAATATTAATAATAGTAATAGTAATATTAATAATAGTAATAGTAATATTAATAATATAGATGAGTGGACAAAGTTTGATTATAAAAGGGAAATAATATCATCAAATGTGAATTCAAATAATGCTTATGATGGGTATGCGCCGATTGTGATTACATTAATAGATCACATACCACTATATTTTCAAATAACTGTAGGTAATGATGTTGTTTATCATATAATGTATATGATAAATATGATATATGAATATGAAGATTATGTGCAAGTAAATAATGATTTTTTATATAATATTAAGGCCAATGATGATCGTATAAATAGAGAAGTGGAACATGCTAAAACCAGCTTTGATTCGTTATTGGATAAAGATGCATTTGATGATATTACAGTTGAATTAGAAACATTTGAAGTTTATAAAATAAAAGAAGGTAAAAAAGAATTAGTAACACCTAAATATGACACTAATGATCCTGAATACCATTGGTTTCTACTGAATGATATATGTCGATTATTCGCCAATAGGATAATAGTTAATGTAGAGGATATTGATATTGATAAAGTCTATCATAGATCTAGATTTCCTCTCTACTATTTAGTACGAGATAATACTGAATTTATTGAGTTAAGGAAATTGAATATAAATGTAAAATATGATGAATCTAACACAAAATTAATATTAGAGGAAATCTCTAACCAAAATGATTTTCTACCAAGACGGCAACAAATTATAAATCAAATAAAAAAGCAATCAAAATCAAAACCAAAATCACCAAGATCATCACAAGCATCAAACTCATCAAAACCTACAGGAGCATCACAAGCATCAAACTCATCAAAACCAAAATCATCAAGATCATCACAAGCATCAAACTCATCAAAACCTACAGGAGCATCACAAGCATCACAAGCATCAAACTCATCAAAACCTACAGGAGCATCACAAGCATCAAAATCATCAAAATCATCAAAATCATCAAAATCACCAAAACCAAAACCAAAATCATCAAGAACATCACAAGCATCAAACTCATCAAAATCATCAAGAACATCACAAGCATCAAAATCATCAAAATCAGAAAAATAAAAACCAAAACCAAAATCACAAGAAAAATTTAAATTGTAAGAAAAATTTAAAATGCAAATACATAAAATAAGATGTAAATGTAGTTAAAAATTATTGATAAATATATAAAACTAATTTCATATATGTTATATATATAATAAATATATTGTATATTATTTAATGGATATAAAACCACAACAAGATATAGAATTTCAACATACTCAAATATTAGATAAAATATTAATATTACAAAAATAATTAAAAAAAATAGTGTAAAAACTATAACTTGGCTATATATACATAATTTTTTACAATTAAGAAATATTAAATATAAATTGTTTTAACTTTTTAATTAAACTAATTTCTACTATTGTTTTTTATGTTTTTTACTTTTTATTTCAAAAAAATAAAAATCACATTAGAAAAAATTAAAGTATATAAAGTTATGTAAAGTTATATAATTAATATATAAGTATTATAAGTTCATAAAGTTATATATAAATGAAATTTAAAAGAAATTTCGGTAATAATATTAAAAAAATAAAGAAAACTACAGATAAAGAATATGAAAAAATATTTAAAAAATTAATAACAAATGATGGAGATTCTGAATCAGAAGATGATATTAGTTTATTATCACAATCATTGACGACAAAGAAAGTCTTTTATAGAGATAATCATATATATTTTCATGATGATGTAACATCTGAAAGTGTAAATAAACTTATATCAATAATAAATGAAATAAATAAGAAAGAAGAAGAAATGGAATTTAAATTACGAAAATATAATATAACAATACCAGAATATTATTTACATATATGTAGTAATGGTGGAGATACTGATTATGGTTTTATAGCTTATGATGTAATAAAGAATTCAAAAGTAATAATAAATACAATAGCAGAAGGTTCAACAATTTCTGCTGGTTCATTAATTTATGTTGCCGGACATAAGAAATATATGCGTCGTCATAGTTTCATATTAATTCATCAATTAAATCAATTGATGATGGGTCGTAAAACTTATCATGATATGAAAGATAATATAGATTCATGTACTAAATATATGGAAACAATAAAGAAACTTTATTTAGATAATTGTTCTAATAGAAGATTAACAAGTAAAAGATTAGATGAAATATTAGAACATGATTTATTTTGGAATTATGAAGATTGTAGAAAATATGGTTTAGTTGATGAAATATATGAGGGGATTTAAAGAAAAAGTTTTAAATACAAAATAAATACAAAAAATATATATAATAAAAAATTAAACTTTAAAAAAAATGATGCGTTTTTATATAAAGTTTAATTATATAATAATAAATTATTAACATACATTATTTATTTTTATAATTATAATTATGGATATTTATGATGATAATATTTTTAATATATTTCAAACATTTGATAAATCATTACAAACTGATAAAGTATCAAATACTGGAATAATTAATCTTAATGAAAAGGAAGAACATCAATCACAAACACAAACACAAAAACATACACAAATACAAACACAAAAACATACACAAACACAAACACAAAAACAATTTGAATGTTTAAATTGCGGTATTCAACAAGATTTAGTCTTATATGATGGGACATATATCTGTATTAATTGTGATATGGTATATGATAGAGTAATAAGTGATAATCAAGAATGGCGTTATTATGGAAATGAAGATAATAAGAATAGTGATCCATCTCGTTGTGGTATGCCTGTAAATGATTTATTTTCTAATATAGCAACAAGTTCTTATATTGGAAAAACTCCTTCTTCAACAGGAAAAGTATCATATCAAATGTATCAATTAGTAAAATATCAACAATGGTCTTCTATTTCATATAAAGACCGTAATTTTTATAATATTATAGAACAAATGTCTAATAAAGCATTAAATAGCGGATTACCAAAAACTATTATTGATGATGCACAACATTTATATAAGAAAATATCAGAAGAGAAAATATCCCGTGGTTTTAATCGAGATGGATTATTAGCATCATCAATATATATAGCGTGTAGAAAAAATAATGTACCTCGTTCAGTAAAAGAAATTGCAACAATATTTAATGTTAAATTAGAAGTTGTAACACGAAATTGTAAGAAATTTAACAACTTATTAACAGACTGTAATATTCAAAATGAGACAACACCATATGATTTTTTGCCCCGATTTTGTTGTAAATTAAAATTAGAAGAATGTTATATTAAATTTTGTAAATATTTATTAGATAAAGATGAAGAATTAATGATATGTTCTGAAAATTCTCCAAATTCAGTTGCAAGTGGAGCAATATTTTATATGATAACTGTATTACAATTACCATTAATAAAGAAAGATGTAGCAACATCATGTGAAATATCAGAAATAACAATTAATAAATGTTTTAAAAAATTTTGTGAATTTAATAGTCAATTATTAACTCCAGAAGTTATTCAATTATATAAGATAAATATAGATAAAATACAAAAAAAAATTAAGAATAAGAAAGATAAATAAATGAATATATTTGTTATTGATTAAGTATATTTGAAGCTCTATTTTTATTCATACGTGTTGTATTTATATATCCGTTATGATATTTTGCTAATTCACAAGGATAATATTCAGGATTTTGTGATAATTTACAAGATTTTTTACTACCAAATTTATTAGCTTTATGTAAAATTATTTTTATTTTTTTTTGTTTTACTTCAACAGCCATATACATAAAAAAGGATGTAATTAAAAGTAAAACAAAAATAGCAAATGATAAATGATATATAACTACCTTAGTATAAGCCAACATATTAGAATTTATATATATATATAATTATATAAATTGTTTATTATTTAATTTATATTATAATTATAATATAATTAGAAAAAATAATATATATTATTTAATAATAAATAAACAAATAATAAATAAATAACTATGGAAAATTTAACAATTTAACAATTATTTGATAAAATTAAAAAAGTACTTAAAGAAAAAAATCAAACAAATCCAAATTTTAATGGAAAAGATTTTTGGCAACATCTTAAAGTAATATTATCAAAATCAAAATGGGAAGCAAAATCGTGGAAAAAGATAGATAATAAAGAATATATAAAGAAAGTAATGTCTTTACCTGAATATTATATAGATGGTTATAATAATAAAGAAACATTGAAAGAAAATCATTTCTTAATTCAAACAGTACGTATTCCTTTATCAAAAAAAGAATCAAATAAAGATGAAGAAGAACCACCAAATCTTAAAAAGATAATGCAAGTAGCATTAAATATAGGTCAATATTTGGGTGTATCTGGAAAATCTACAATGAAATATAATAAAATAACCGATTATATAACAGAAAAAGAAAGTAAAATAAAAGTGAATGATTTATTACATATTTCACATATACAACAATTAATGGTTTTATTACAATAATTTCATATTTAATTACTAAAAAATGAAATTATATATGTATAATTGAATTACCGATGCCATTTTGGCAGCCCACAACAATCCGAGATTAACATAAAGATGTCGCAATTACATACATCTAGCGAAGATACAAAAAAGACGCCTTTATATTTGAAAAACTTGTCTAATGATATATATGTTAATATATTGACAAACTTGTTCAAATTAAATGAAATCTTACAAACAGGATATCACAGCTTATTTAAATTATTTCAAGATGAAGATGAAGACAAGCTAAGTCTGTGTAGCATTGATATTGATGGATGGAAATGGACTAATGGTCTGTGTACATTAGAATTAGATATGCAAGGGAAGCCGTTATCGAAGTATAGTTTATATGACTATATGAGTATTATTCATAATGGTCCAAGTGTGGATATCAAATTAGACTATTATGTAGTCATGGTCGAAAACTTGTTTTTCCACGTTCCAGACAATCCAAAGTATTGGTCTTATCGTATTGAACGATATTTTAGTTCATCGAAGGAGTGCCTTTGTGAGTTTTTACAACGTGAGTTTGTTGACGAAGGAGGTATTTATAGTAAGTTAAATATAGCGAAACAAGTTTCGAAGTTCATAGAGAACGCATTAAAAGACGGTATATCATTTTCTGAAAGTATGAAACTTTCAGATGAATATACTCAATTATACCGGTTCGAACACTTAACGAGAGATAGCATGAAAAAAAAAATAGAATATATGAATAGTATAGGAATTTTCTGCTCAGATGAAGATGAGTATCTAGACGCATTTTTAGATTCATGGTCAGAATCTCAAACTGTACTTGATGAATGGAATTCTTCGAAGTTTGGCAAGGCGTATTCCAAATATTGTGGAGATCCCGAGTACGACTTATATGAAAATATAGTGCGTCTTTATAATAAATTTGAAGGCGTCTATGATACAATGATGTCGTGTACTCCTGATGGTGAAGGTGAAAGAGGTATAACAGAATTAGCAAATGGATATACAACTATCTTCAAAGTAAGTAGGAATTTTAGAAATTAATGTATAAAGCTAATTAAATATATAGCACAAAATTTGTTTATAATATTTAAAGAAAAAAATAAATATATTTATTTTTTTTCTTTAAATATATTAGATATTAATTCAATATCAGGTTTATCTTTTTCTCTATTCATAGTTTTTTTCCATTTTAATAATGTTTTTAAACTAAAATATTGATGTCCATTAAAATCATTTTCAAGTCCACCATTTTTACTTAATTTATTTAATGAAAAATTATTATTAGGAAATCCAATTTTACTATCTTTCATAAAACATTCAATAGAAAAATCATTTTCATGTGATTTAGTTAATTTATTATATGTATTAGTTAAATCAATTTTCCATCTAATTTGTCCATTATAAAATTCTAAACTTCCTAATCCTAATTTTGTTGCTTCTTCTAATTTTAAGAATTCATCATTGTCCATATTCATATCTATATCGTTAATATTTCTATATTCACGTAGTCCATATGATGCAATAATCATATATTTTGATTGGTCAATTTTACAAATATCAATGCATATATATTTAAGTATATTAGATAATTTTTGATGCTTATTTAACTTTTTATTAATTATAATTTTTTCAATAATTTTATCCATAATTATATTATATTATATTATATTATATTATATTATATTATATTATATTATAAAAATAATTTTTTACATAATAATACATTTATTTTTCACATTATGTTTTAATGCACTATTATTTTTTAATTTACATTTTTCATAATATTTATTATTAATATGACTTATTACATTAATTCCATCAAGTCTCATAAAATTAACAACATCATCAATATTTCTAAACATATAAGCAGACCTTTTATTATTCCAATGATAAGTAGTAAATGTATTTAAAAATGCAGCACCAGCAGCTAATTTTTTAGGTTTTAAGTTAATTTTAAATAATCCACAATTTATATATTGGTCTGGTGCATATTTTTTAACAAAATCCGTATAAACTTGTGTAGCATCTGATTTAGATAATTTTAATTTATGTATAGGATTATGTTTATTATCAAATAATTGTAAATATAAATATCCATCTTTAAAATCATATAATTCTTTATCAAAAAATTTAGTTTGTGCTGGCATATGAGTGCAACATAAGTAATCATGAACAACTCCCGCAAATAATACTGCTTCATCTAATGGTTTATAATAAATAGATTGAACTTTTGATGGAATTGAAGCACCATCTGTTGTAAATCCTTTTGGAATTTTAAAATAAAAACCATTAATATATACATAAATATCTTGTAATGTATAATAATGAGTACTACCAACATTACTTTGTATTAAATGTAACCCATTATTACATTTAATTATTTTTTTACCATTATATATCATTAATACTTCCATTATAATTCACACCTATTATAATTAATAATTATAAATATATATTATAACTTAATATATTATAATATAAAAATAATTATAATATAAAAATTCTTTATATAAAAATAATTTTAATAATTCTAATAATTCTATTAAAATTATTCATTTTTAACTTTAACTAGATAATCATGAAATCCTTTAATTAGTTTATTCCATTTATAATTTTCTAATATATTTTTTCTAGCATTATTACCATGTAATTCTCGTAAGTCTTTATCATTATAATATTTTTCAATTGCATCTGCAAAATCATTATAATCGCAATATTCTTGAATACCAGATAGTGAATGAAATCCTTGTGGAATGTAATTACGTGCTTTTGGATTAATTATTAATGCAGAATTTTCATTAAAAATATCAGAAATAGGACCAACATTAGAGACAATATTAGGTCTTTTTACACCACTTTGTTCGAATGGAATTAATCCAAAACCTTCACCATTACAACAATTAATACCAATATCACATATATTCATTAATAAATTAATTTCTAAGTCAGTATATTGTTGTGGTTTATCAACAATTTTAAATTTATTAATTATTTTCTTAAAATCTAAACCTAAATCTAAACATTCATATTCAATAACTTCTAATAAGTTCCACGAATCATTAGGATTAGTTCCAATAATAAAATAAATATCTTCATTAATATAGTTAGCTCTTGATAAAAATTTTACATATGCTCTAACACCAATATCCAATTGCTTTCTTGGTTGATTACGATTTAAATTAATAATTTTAAAAGATTTATTATCTAAATTCATTAATTTACAAGCTAAATTATAATCAACTGGAAAATAGTTTTGAGAATTAAATCCATGTCCTAATATATAATATTTTCCATTATCAATTTTATCTTTAAATTGCCAAGATACATTTTTCCAAGATTCTGTAAAAAATATAATACCATATGATAATCGGTTAATTATTGATAAATGATAATAACTCATATTTGAATATACAACATCTAAATAAGGAATAAATTTTATATTTTTATATGATTCAGGAATATTATAAGAGATTTGTCCTTTATTTTCTGTAATATTAAATATAGATCTATATAGATTTGTAATTACACCTGGGTCATTATAAATAATAACAATATTTGGTCTTACTAATGATATAACATCATTAATATATTCGGGACCAAATCCATTTAATAATCTTGATTTATTATTTTCATTTAATTTACCTTCTTTGATTGCTTCTTCTTCTTGTTTTATAAACATTTGATATTTATGTGATTCAACTTCATATTTAAAAGGATCAAATATAGTAATATTAGGATTTAATTTTCTAATATTTATATGAGTTTTATTTTTATAAAAATTTTGAAATCCAAATAATGTAATTTCAACATCATTATATATAGCTAATTTGTCTAATACTTCATAAACAATTTTGGAATAACCATTATATTGTTGAATATGTGTTCCACAAAATATTATGCGAGTTTTATCGTGCATTATGATAAATTTAATTATATTATTTTTTTATATTAATGATATTAATTACATATATATGTAAAACCTTTATAATATTTTTTAAATAAAAAAAATATTATTTTTTTATTTTGTAAATTTTTTTATTTTTAATGTAAATTTAAATTTAATAAGTTTGCATTTTAGGAATTGATACAGGAGGTGCTGTTGTTACTTCTGTTTGAGTATATTGAGCCATAATTGGTTGTGGAACAAGAAGTGCTTCTTCATAAGAAATTCCTTTTGCCGTAGCATATTGTTGTGCCACAACTTTATAATCAGGGTCAATTTTCGTTAATTCACTTAAATGACATTGACTAATTAAGATTTTCCCAGTTAATCCATGTACTGTAATTTCAGCATGACACGGTAGTAATTTTTCTTTAGGAATATCATTAATAAATTTCTCTTTAAATTCAGGAACATCTGGATACCAATAGCTAAATACATTAATAGTATTTTTAAGTGTTTCTCTTTCAACAATTTCAAAATCAATATCAAAATTTGATAATTGATATACAATGTTTTGACTTAATGTATGAACTCCTAAATAATAAAATCCATTACTTTTTCTACTAAGTTGTCCTGCGTGTTTTAGTTGAAATAGAGAACAATCATCAAGATTATCTTGATGTCCTACAACTTTAATATATCCTTCTGTTGTACCAGTTTGTTTAATTGGAATCTGTCCATATACATTTTTATCCGCATATTTATTCCACATTTGGATAAATGCTTTTAATGAGAAATCAGAAAATACTAATTTAAGACTATTCATCATACAATTATGAATAAATTCCCATGATTTTTTTTGTTTTTCTTCTGTATCTCCAAAAGTAAATTCATGTCCTTTATGATAACAACCAGAACAACATTCAAAATTAATTGTAGTATTTTCAAATGTAGTTTTAGTAATAACTTCTTTTAATTTTTCAAATTGACATTTATCACGAAAATGGTGTGAATTTTTAAATAATGAATCATTAAGTTCATTAATACTTTTAAAATTAACAGAAGTAGTATAAATAGAACTGCTATATTTGGAATTAATATTTAATCTGTCATATGAAGTTCCATCGTATAATGAGATGATGGTTTGAATATATTGAGAATCAGTCATTCTTAATTAAATTTAAATTTATATACTTCTTATATATATATATATATATATATATATATGGGGTATATATTTATATTAAAAAAATAAGCATTTTTTTTAATTTTTATCAATATATTACCAACATATATATTTAACATTAGAATTCGCCTTATAATTTAATTCAACATGTGAAAGAATAGTAAAATCCTTATCAATAAAATAATATCCTCTTATATGACTATTATTATTTTTTAATGAATGCCATAATGTTTTTTCAATGTATTCTTTTGGGGTTATACAACAAGAAATTTGTAAAGTTGATTTATATAAGTTTATATCATTTAAACATTGTAAATGTTCTGGTAATAAATGTTTTCCTAAATATAATTTTACTTTAGTAATACAATTCAAAGGCATATTTTTAATGTTATCAAAACACAGATTATATTTATAATTCCATTGTAAATAAACTATATAATCATGAGGTGTATAATCAATTTCATATTTTGTTAAAAAGTAAGTTTTCATTATTTAATATGATTTTTATTAATTTATGATGGATTTAGTAATAAAAAAAATTTTTTTATTCATTTTTTTCTCTTGGCTTTTATTCTCCAAGAGTTTTCACCTCCGCGTCACTGTTCATAATTCACCGCAGAGGTCTCAAAGGACCGGAATGTCAGATACCGGCGCCCATCACTGCTGTGCAGTATCCGGACGCTTTGTCATGATGGGCGCAGGGAAGCGCTGTGCTTCCTACACCTTCCGGCTTTTCTTGGACTCCTCCTTCAATTTCGCCTTCTTCCTTTCACCTCGTCCATCCGACAAACGTCGTGATGTCGTCTTCCTTCTTCATTACGTCGTCGTGTGTCGGTGCGGGGGTCAACGTGATGTCGTCCTCCTTCTTCATGACGACGTCGTGTGCAGGTGCGGGTGTTGACGTGATGTCATCTTCCTTCTTCATTACGTCGTCGTGTGTCGGTGCGGGGGTCGACGTGATGTCGTCCTCCTTCTTCATGACGACGTCGTGTGCAGGTGCGGGTGTTGACGTGATGTCATCTTCCTTCTTCATGACGACGTCGTGTGCCGGTGAGGGGGTCAACGTGATGTCGTCCTCCTTTGAATCCCATACGTCTAGTTCCCGCAGGAAAATCTCCTTGTCTTCTTCCGACAAATCGCCAAACCAGTCATTCATCACGCACTTCCTGTCTTCTTCGTTAAGATTCACGATGTAGCCCTTCAACGCATTCCAGCGTTCGGTAAGATCCGCTGGCACGCTCCGGATCCAACCGAGGGGGTACTCCTCGTTGTACGTTCCTGCAGTATAACAGGCGACGGGTTGCGGTGGGACAGGATGTTTTACCATCACAAGGCTTGTGCCAAAATGGCAACGGTACATACAACCAACATGGAAAAAATCATTTTTTATCATACGCCTTATAAAAAAAAATTAATTTTAATTAATTTTAATTAATTTTAATTAATTTTAATTTAATTTATGTAATTTAATGTTGAACTTTTATTTTTATCCATTAACGCATTTGTATTAAATCGTGGAGCAATATTAAGGCTATTTACTTCTTGCATAAGTAATTTAAAGGCATATGGGACACGAATTTCTGTGAATTTTGTGTAATTTTTACAACCTTTACAATTAGCCATATTTTTATCATTATACATTGATGCATCTTTATTACATTTAGGGCATTGTTGTAAATTAGTAATCATTCCACAAAATCTACAAGAATTAACATTAGCTAATTTTTTACATATATCACATATAAATATACGATAATTATCAGAACAATCCATCATACGTTCCTTAAGGAATGAGAATATACCTGAACTGAAACAGCAATCAACTTCCATCTCGCCCATACGAAGACCTCCTTCACGAGAACGACCTTCAGCAGGTTGGCGAGTTAGTAGAACAACTGGACCGTTATTGGCACGACTATTACCAGTCCAACAAGTTTTACCATTTCTGCGTACATAGATAACTCCAGTACGAACTGTTAAACAAGATACAGGACATTTTTCATTAACAAGTCTTTCTTCTTGAACTTGTTGTGTTTTAGTATGTCCATGATTTACTGTTGGATTTATTCTTTTCTTAATTACACTTAATCTATAGGAATCACAATTTGATGTTATAACTCTTGCATCTTTTAAAGTTGCTTGTGTTCCTTCTGGTGTATGTAATGATTTAATTGAAGTCCATCCAGCGTGTAAGCATAATTGTTGAAATTGATTAGCTAATTTTATTGATGATGTAAAATACATTTCTGCTGTTTTAGAATAATGTCCATCTCCTAACATCATTGAATTTATTAATAATTGTGTTTGTTGCTGATTTAGTTTAAATACCCAATCAGGGAATTCTTTATTTACTGCTCCTACACTTAATGGTTTCATATACATAAATAATTGTTTAAGATGTATAGTTAATTCGGTATTATTTCTATATACTTTATATGTAAATCCTAATTTATCTAATGCTGGATATAACGCATCTTTTACTCTCTGTTTATGAACTGCTATTCCAACTTTACCAGAATTTTCTAATTTTTTACCTCGTGAATATTCATATGTTGTCCATCCTTCGGCATACCAAATTCCAAAGAAAGTTAGCCAAGAATCCATATCAACAATCATATCATTTGTTTCTATTTTGGAAGTTTCTTTAATATTAACTTTTGGTAATATAAATTGATAAGGTTTTTTAATCCATTCAGCATCTTTTTTATATTTTCTGCGTTTTCCAACAATTTCATCTGCTCTTTCAAAATCATATTTTAACCAAACATCTTTTTTATCAATTTGTTTTCTTTTAGAAACCCACATTCTATGATTTCCAGTAACAGCTAAATCAATTGCTTGATTTTTAATATAATACATTTGTCCTTCGTAATCATTATAATGTAATATATCTTCAGGTTCTTCATATTTTAATTCATCATTATCTAAAATTGCTACTTTATCATCTTTAGTAATTTCTGTAATATTTTTCCAACCATTTATTGTTAATACATCTGTATCTTGCTTACAACAATGAACCTTGCCAGAAACGATATGTTTTAATCTTTGATAATATGTTGGACCAAAGAATATTTTACATTTCATTTGTTCTCCTGTTTTAGGATTATACATAACTTCATCGCCAGTATTTTCTAAACCTAAATCCTCAAGAATTTCCATTATTTCTTCTGCGGATATATCGCAAAAAGGTGTTGATTGAGCAAATTTTCCTAAATTTATACAAGCTTTACCAAGAACAGTTTCAATAATTTGTCCAATTGTCATTCGTGATGGAATAGCGTGAGGATTCATAATTAAATCGGGAGTTATTCCATCTTTTGTATATGGCATATCTTCTTGATTATATCTTGCTCCACAAACCCCCTTTTGGGCCCCTAGCGAACTGACCTTATCTCCAATCTGTGGAATTAAATAACTTCTAGTCCTAACCTTACTGAAAGTGTATCCATCGCTATTAATATTAGTATAATCTTTATTATGCGCAGATACTTTATCAATAAAAGCTGTTTCACCTCCTTTAATAGGAACTGAACTATCTTTATAACTTGTTTTATATCCTTGTTTAACAAGCATAGTTTTACCGATAATAATATCATTACCTTCAATATAAGTATTTTCTTTAGGGAAACCATCATCTTGTAGTTTTCCATAATTCATAAATTTTGTTTTTTCAACTTTAAGTTTAGGATTGATATATTGTTCTTCTTCACCAGTTGAATGATTTTTTAAACAATTATCTTTATAAGTTCTATAGAAAGTTGAATTAAATAGACCTCTATCAATTGCTGATTTATTCATAATAATTGAATCTTCTTGATTATATCCAGTAAAGGACATAATTGCGACCATAGCATTAACACCTTGAGGTTTTTCATCATATTTAATATACTTCATAGTTTTAGTTTGAAGAAGTGGCTTTTGTGGATAAGTTAAAATATGTGCTAATGTATCCATACGATTATTGAAGTCATAAGAATACATTCCAATAGCTTGTTTAGATTGAGCACATACATAACAATTCCGTGGTGCTTGATTATGGTCTGGAAAAGGAACAATACCACCAATTACACCGAGAAGCATAGATGGATGAAGTTCAAGATGTGTATATTTAATAATTTTATGCGAATATCCGAAATCACTTTTAAATATGCGACTATTTTCAAGAATATTTTTGTATTCCATTGCAATCATTGTATGAGATGATTCTTCAATATCAAGAAATTCAATAATAGGTTTATGAATTTTATCTGAAATAGTTCCATCTAATCCTTTATATACTATATCTGGATTAATAAGAGAATTCCAAGAAATTTCTTTATTATAAATCTTTCTTAATATATCTTTATTATAACGTAATCCAATTAAATTATCATAAGTATCATCTTTATTATTAGAGCCAATTATATAAAGAGGACGAGAGCAACGACCAGCTTCATTAGAAACGCAAATAGTATTATCTTTAAAGTTCCAAATAACAGATGAATAAATATTGATAATACCATATTGCTTCCAAGTTTTAAGCTTTTCATATGTCATAATTGGGTTATTACAAAATCCTAAAATATTCCCAGAAAAGATAAATTTAGTTTTTGATGCCATTTCCTTAATATTAGCTGAATTTACAAATGTAATATCTAATTCTTCAATATTATCCATAACATAATCAATATTATTATTGATAGTGATATGTGTAAGTAATGACATATTTTTAACAAGACCAATAGCAGCACCTTCTGGAGTTTCAGCGCAACAAATTGCATTAAATTGAGAAACATGTAATTTGCGTGGTTGAATGATTTTTCCAGATTTTTCAATTGCAGTATTGATACGTCTTAAATGAGAAATTAATGATAAATAATTCATTCTATTAAGAACTTGTGCGACACCTTGTTTTACTTTCACATTATTACTTTTAATACCCCAATTACCAGTAGAAAGAGAGTATTTTAATCCTAAATCAATAATTTTAATTTTAATAAGTTTATAAATATTATTATCATTTATAATATTAGAACACTTATCAATAGTTTTCCAAGAACCATTTTTAATTTCTTTATTAATCATAGATTTAAATTCTTTAATAAGTTTTCCATAATATTGTCTGAAAATATTTGCAAGTAAAATTCCAGGAGTATCAATCCGCTTATTTACATAAGAATCTCTATTATCAGTTGGAATAATACCTAGAGATGCTTTAATAAGACGATTTACCATAAATCCTAAATATATGGCTTTTTGTTTGAAATCATGACCACAATGTGGAAGAAAATCTTTTTTTATAATATCATGTAATATATTTTTCTTATACGAATATTGCATAATTAATTCTTTAGGATGTTCTAATGTATTTAAATATAAATAATTCATTAAATAGTTCATTGCATGATATTGTGTATTAATATGATTTGCATCATAAATAGAACCACGAAGTTTATCACATATAATTTTAGATTCATATGAATCTAAATCATATGTGATATATTCTAAAATTTCTTTATCTGAAACTATACCAAGTGCTCTAAATAAAATAAATACTGGAATATCATTTTTAATATAATGTAAATTACTAATGATAAATTTACCATAATCATTAGATTTATTAGATAATTTTAATGCTGTAAGTTTAGGTGGGTTATAATTATAGTTATTAATAGAACGAATTTCAGCAACATAAGAATAGTTTAATTGTTTTGTATCCATAAAGACGAAAGTTTTATTTTCCGCTATTTTATCTTGAGAAATAATAACTTTTTCATTACCATTAATAATAAAATATCCAGTTACATCATTTTTATCAGTTTGTGATAATTTAATATTCATATCTTTAGTTAAACAATAATTTGAACCAACCATGATAGGAATTTTACCAATATTAACATTTTTAATATGTTTTGATAATGTTTCAACATTATTATATTCGTCATTAATATTAATGTTAATGTAAATATCAACTGATAATATTCCACTATATGAGAAATTTCTATTCCGTGCATCATCTGGTGTCATAATTTTTTCAGAACCATCTTTTTCATTTATCATAGGTTTAGAAAGTACAGGATTTTTGAGATTAATACTAAATTCATATTCAAATTTATTAGTAGTTGTATTAAATTTATGATAAATGTTTAATGGATTAAATCCTTCAATGATTTGTTCTATTTTATTTAATATAAAATCATTATATGATTCAATATTATGTTTAAAAATGGTTTCATTTAATCCTTGCTCAAAATAAAGTTTTATAATTTCCCACGTTTTTGTGTTAAATTCTAATTTATTAAAGATTTGTTCATGATTAAAATCATACGAATCTTTACTTTCATTTACAAAATTGAATTTTTTTAATTCTGTTTCAATATTAAACATAAAAATAACAAAATTTTAAATAAATTTTAAATAAGATATTATATTGTATGATTTATTTCTTTATGTGAGTATCATTTTTTCTGACATAACTAAATATATAAAAAAATAAAAATAAAAATAAAAATTATTTTTTTTATTTTTTATTTATAATATAACAATTACATTCTACGTACATCAATAGTGCGAACTTCAGGAATATTAAGTTTATTATGTTTTTTCTTAACCATGTCTGTAATAATCTGCTGTTCTTTATGTACTAATTCTAGTTTATTACGTGAAAAACTTTCACCAAATTTTAGGTTCAATTTAGTAGAACGTGCGATATCTAATTTATCTTGGATAGCTTGTTTAGCACGTACTTCTTTTTGTTGTTTTTTTTTTAATGTCAATTTCTTTTGTTTAGATGAAACACTTGATGCATTTGTTGAACATTCTTCGTAAATCCATTTTTCTTTTACATCATCATAATACCAATAAGTGTTGTCATAATCTGTGTCATCATAATTAATGTCAAGTTCAAGATTCATAGCCATTAATTAGTAAATTTATATAATAATATAATACTAATGATGTATATTATTACAAATGTATATAAAAATATTAAAAAAAATAGCATTTTTTTTAATATTTTTATATACATTTGTAATAATATATACTAATTATTCAATAATTATTCAATAATTAACATTTTAGTTAAAGTAATTTTATTTTTAATTTTTTCTTTTTTAAGTTCTAAATCTAAAATTTTTAGTTTAATTTGTTGCATATTATAATCATTTAATTGTATTTTCTGTACATTTACTTTTTTTCCAGTTACTTCATATAATATTGTTTGTACAATATCATTTTTTTCTTTTTGTGTATAAGAACGATCTGATACTTTATTGCCTTCATTAAGCCATCTATGCATTAAATTATATTCATTAAATTCATTTTGTTTATTTTTATAGTTTTCATAATTATTTTCTAATGCATTAATACGTGAAATAAATTCATTATACATATATGTATTTTCATTTATATAATTTTTAAAATAATCTTGTTCTTTATAAATTAAAAGTATTAATTCGTGCCTTGTTAAATTATCTTGATAAATATGAAAGTTAATTTGATTAAATAATTTATATAATGAATTATTGAAATTTAAATGACTAAAAATATTAGATAAATATACTTCTAATTTTTCTGAAAGTATTTTCAATTTATCTATTTTAGACGTAGTATCATTAATACTGGATGATGACACTACTGTTTGGTTTCCATTATATGTACCCGTATCCGTTTCTGTTTTTGTACTTATTAATGCATTATTAATAGGTGTATTATATAAATTTTCACTTTTATCATGAATATACAAATTACTATGTGCTTGTTGATTTTCAATAGTTTTTTGAATTTCTCTATTTCCATTTGATAACATATTTATAAATTCTATAAATCTTTCATATATATATATACCTTTATTATAATAAAGATATAAAAAAAAAATAATATAATATATCATTTTTTTTAAATTATAAAAAAATATATAATAATAAATTAAAAAAATATATATATATATAATTATTTAATTATAATGGAAAATAAGAATGAAGCATCTATGAATGGAGGTAAAGGTCTCCTTAATTGTGTAAGAAATGCTGTTGATATGGTTCGTGGTCGTTCATCATCACCAAAATGCACAGCATCATCAGTTAAAAAGCGTTCATCATCAGTATCACCAAAAAATAAGGCATCTCCTAAACGCAAAGCTTCAGTATCCCCAAAACGCAAAACATCAGTATCTCCTAAACGCAAAGCTTCTCCAAAACGCAAAACATCAGTATCTCCAAAACGCAAAACATCAGTATCTCCAAAACGCAAAACATCAGTATCTCCAAAACGCAAAACATCAGTATCTCCTAAACGAAAAGCAGTATCACCAAAACGTAAAGCATCACCAAAACGTAAAGCATCACCAAAACGTAAAGCATCACCAAAACGTAAAGCATCACCAAAACGTAAAGCATCACCAAAACGTAAAGCAATATCACCAAAACGTAAAGCAATGTCACCAAAACGTAAAGCAATATAACCAAAACGTAAAGGCGGTGATCCTGATGACTATGTAAATACTGAAACAATACTAGATAGACAACACTTAAATAATAAGAAACATATAGTATATACACCATCTCATGATAAAATAAACATGATAGCTGCAAGTCCAAGTTTTTTTGTAGGCAATAATAACGAACAACAATATATTAGAGAGTTATTAAATAATAATAATAATAAATAATTTGAATGGAACATGAATTAAAAATCATAATCAATTTATTATAAATAATTGAAAAATAAATTATTTTTATAAGTTATATAATTAGTAAAAATAATTATATAATAGTAAATTATATTTAATATAATATATGTATATTACAAATTTACCAAATGAGTTAATAAACAAAATAATAATGTATATTCCAATACCAAAACATTATCAAAATATAGTAAATAACTTAATAAATGTAAAATATAAAATAAGTGCGTTATATTATTTAAATAAATCAAGTACATTACATAAATATATAGAAAATGATTATATAAGTATATATGAATATTATGGTTATTAATTGTTGTCGTTAAGAGTATATAAAGATAATTCTACACCTATATAAATAATTATATAAAGAAATATAAATAAATATATATATTAGTAAATATTATATTAATTGGAATATATAAGTACTATATATAATAATCATACTAATCTATGTTGGTTGTCCGTTCACCATCTTCATAATAAGTAATAGTTATATGTAGTTAAGAAGTAGTTATAAATATTCATATCTATAACTATTTTAATTAACAATATAATTATACCTTGATATACTTATTGAAGTAGCGGTAAAATATTATATAAAAATCCAGTAACAAAAAAAGAAGAATATTTAATGTCAGTAGGATATTATTATAATCCACCTAATACTCAACACGAATGGACTTGTATAGAACCATCATTATTATTATGATAAGTAATGGTGAATTAGCGTCTTAATTGTATAGTTATTTGTGGATTTTGTTGAGTTAAATTTTGTGAAGAATAAGATTTTGTTTTTTGAACTTCTTGAGATTTATCATAAGTTTCTTCAATATCATTATATTGTTCTACAAATTTTCCAATACTAAAAGCGATTAATGCGGCTGAACTTCCTAAAGCTAATGTTTGTAATCCATAAGTTGTCATACAACATTTAAGATAATAACCTTTAATCATACCAATAATAAAGAAAGATACAAGAGTAACTAAAATAGATAATTTTTTAGCAATATTAATTTCATCATTTGAATAATAAATAAAAGGAATAATTGGAACTAATCCTACAATAACAAAACTAATAAAAGTTACTAAAGCAGATAAAAATGCTGATTTATTTTTTGAAAGTTTTTGAGCGATTTCAGTAGATTTATTATTATATTGAGAAACAGCCATAGATAATCCATCACCAAAACAATTTGCTAAACAAAATAAAATAAGTAAATATTTATCATTTGCTACATTGCCACCAAGAGCAGAAGAAATAACAACAAAATTAGTAATAAGACTATCAATAGAACCTAAAGTGAATTCTCCTAAATATTTCATTATAAATAATAAAAAAATAAATATATTGTAATTATTACTAATATATTATATAAAAATAATATATAAATTTAATTATTTTTTGTAATTGTAATATGTATATTTGTAAAATTCCAAATACATCCAGATGGTGCGTCTAATATATCAAGCCACAAATATTTTGGAGTTTCATAATTATCTATAAATTTTTTAGTTGGTAAATATCTAATTTCAATTCCAGAAAAATCATTACTAACTTTATTCCAATTTAATAAATGCATAAAATTATACTTATCATTTATAGAAAAATTATTTTTATTTTTAACTTTTACAACAACAACATATTTTACCATAAAATTATCAATATCTTTCATAGAATTTAATATTAAAATTTTATTATTTTTTATATTATTTAAATTTTTAGTATATGATTGTGTATTTATACTTATATTATATTTATACGGTTTATCTTTAATAAAATCACTATAATTAGCTGATATATATTTAACCCATTTTTTACCATAAGCATACCAAAAGCCATTTGATTTAAATCCTAAACCATTTTTATATATTTTTTTTGTATTCAATTCTAATTGTGGATTAGAATTATATTTATATCTTAATGAAATCATAATAAATTAAATAATTAATTTTTTTATATAAAAAAATTAATTATTTAATATCATTTATATATATATTATAATTAACTAATATATTTTTTCTGTTTTCATAAAGAAATTCAATTTATTTTTACACCATAATAGCTGATGATATTATTACAAAATTTGTAATAAGACTGTCAATAGAATTTAATGTAAATTTTCTTTAATAGTTCATTGTAACGAAATAAATTATTATGTATTTATTCCATTATAATATAAAAATAATATATAATTTTAATTATTTTTAGTAATATCAATATCTATATTCTTAAAATTCCAAATACATCCTGATGGACCATCAAGCATACGTATCCACATATATTTATTTTCTAATAATCCAGTTTTAGTATTTATTTTATATAATATTTTACTATCTGGTAATTTTCTAATTTCGATTCCTGAAAAATCATTACTGACTTTTTTCCAATCAGTTATTATAAATTTTTGACCATTATTACTATTCATTTCACTGCTATATTTTTTCATAAATGCATCAATATCTTTCATAGAATCTAACACTAAAATTTTACCTTTTCCAATATCTGTTAATTTTGTTGTATAGTATTTAATAGGAATAGATATATTATATTTATAAGGATTTTTTTTTCTGAAATTTTCCCATTCATTCATTAAGAATTTTTCCCAATCTTTACCATAACCATACCAAAATCCATTTGGTTTAAATCCTAATCCAGTTTGATATATTCTTTTAGTATTTAATATTAAATTCGGTTTTGAATTATATTTATATCTTAATGAATTCATAATTAAATTATTATTTATAATTTATTATAATATAAGAAAAATAATAATATTATATAAAACTATAAAATATCAGTTATATGTATATCATAATTAGATAATATATTTTTTTGTTTTTCATAAAGAAACTCAATTTCTTTTTTAAATAATAATATTTGTGCAATATTTAAATCAATTATTCGTACAAGTTTAATTGATAAATGTTCTTTAATATAAGGTAATAATATATTATAATAATAAATATATAAATAACATTGATTAATAATAAAAGGTTTATAAAGTAATTTAATATTTTGTATAGTACTATTTAATATTTCATCATTATTAAATAATTGCATATTACCATTATTTTCAAAATTATTAATGGTATCATTCATTAATTTAATAAATGAATTTGGATTATGATATAAGTCAAGAATATTTTTAGAAATTTTACTATAATTAGTATTATTAAATTTATCAATAAAATTTAAATGTTCATATAATTTTTTTAATTCATCAAATGATTTAATAATATTATAATTTTTATTAATACATAAATCATTAATAATAATATGATTTATTTTATTATCATCACTTTCAATATCTAATGTATTATTAGAAGTTCTGAGTTTATTTTCAACATCATCAATTTCATTAATTTCATTAATTTCTTTAACATTATCAATTTCTTTAACATCATCAATTTCATTGCTAAATTCTTTAACATCGTTAACATCGTTAACATCGTTAACATCTTTAAGTTTATTTTCTAAAATATATTTTGTATCATTTTCTAAATCATTCATTATATTATTATTATTTTTAACTTTATTTTTAGTATAATTTATTAAATTATTGTTAGATAGTGAATTAACAATTTCATTATCATCAATATCACTATTTAAGTTATAATTATTTGTATTTTTTTTATATTTTTTTGGCATATTTTAAATTACTTTATATATAATTATATCTAATATGTTTTTATATAAAAAATGCCATATTATATTATTTAATTATATACCGGTGTATTAAGACACAAATACTTCAATAATGATGATGAATGGTCTTGATAGTTTCCAAAGTATTTTTAACGAATGGAGAAAGCAAACAATTATTGCTAATGGTGATAATTATACAATTACTACTTTAAATCAGCGTTTAAATAATTATATACAAAATAGTATATTAATTGAAAATATAAATAAATCATTTAAAGTAAAAAAGATTAGAAATGAAAATTTTCCAAGTGATATTTCTGAAAATTTATGTAAATTTTCTATAATTGACAAAGAATTTAAAAATATTAAATGGGATATTAAATTAGGAGATTTATCATATAATAATGATAAGATAGAAGTGAAAGCATTTTCCTCAACTGGACCAATAAGTTTTGGACCAACAGAAAAATGGACTGAATTATATATTATAGATGCATTAAAATATAAGGAAAAAAAATTTAAAATTTATAAAATTAATTTATCAAATGATAATGAAATTATTCAAAATATAAAAGTAAATAAAAATGAAATATTTATACAACAATGTAATTCAAAACGAAGACCAAGATTAACTTTTGATTTATTACATAAACAATTAGGTAAATATATTGAATTATATTGGTCTGGAACTATTGATTATTTTGATAAATTTGATTTAACTGATGAATAATTAATTCAACAATTTTCATAGTTACCGCATTTCCTGCAAGTTTATATAATACTCCATCGGACATATTTGATGGTAATATATAATTTTGTGGAAATCCTTGAAAATTAAAACATTCACGTGGTGTAAGTTTTCTAATACCATTATTATTTTTTATAATTGGTACATTATGTCCTCCTGTTCCCATATTTGCAGTTAAAGTAGGAACACAATTATTTTTATTTTCACGAACAAATGTTCTTCTATATTGATATACTTTATTTGTATTAATATTATCCATATTTGTATCTAGTAATTTATTATAAATATTAGAATTTTCAGTATAATAATATTTATCTTGAATATTATTTTCTAAAAATTCATTAATATTTTTTTTTTCTTTAATTTCAAAATCAAAATTAAATTTATCAAATTTTACTTTTTCTTTAAATGCAATAAAATATACCCTTTCTCTATGTTGTGGTATTTCTGTAAGTTTAGAAGTATCTAAAAGTTTATATTTAACATAATAATTCATATCTTTTAATTTATCTAATAAAAATTTTAATGAATTACCATTATCATGAGTTAAAAAGTTTTTAACATTTTCAAATATAGCAATTTTAGGATTTTTATCTTTAATAATATCTAATGTTTTTATAAGTACAGAACTTCGTTCATCTTCAAATCCGCGACGATTACCTGCGATTGAAAACGGCTGACAAGAAAATCCCACACATACAATATCAAATTCTGGAATATCATCATTATTAATATTATTTAAATCATCATATATAAAATTATGATTAGGAAAGTTAGTTTCATAAATTTTTTTAGAATTTTTATCATAATCATTTGCTAAAACACATTCAGCACCATAATTTTGTAATACATAACTGAAGCAACCTGTTCCAGCACATAAATCAATATATTTTAAATTATTCATAATATAAGATATAAATGTGTAAAATGAAATAAATAAAATCAAGATTATATAAATAATATAAATATATATTTAAATCATTTTTTTATAACTTAATAAAAACTTAATAATTATTTATATAAAAAATGCCATATTATATTATTTAATTATATACCGGTGTATTAAGGCACAAATACTTCAATAATGATGATGAATGGTCTTGATAGTTTCCAAAGTATTGGAGAATTAATGATACTTCAAAACATTTTACCAAAAGAAACATTAGCCTTAATTATTCCAATGATTATTTTCTTTGATAAATTTTCAAAGGCATATGATAGGTATTCATATCGTATTTTTAAATATTTAAATATAGTACGAGAAGTGTGTTATACATTGGAAACCCCAATTGTACCAATTGTACATTTTGATATGCGATGTGAAAAACCGTCATATAAATTAAAATTTAGTAAAGATTTTCGTGCAATTATTCATTATATTCAAACAAACCTTGATGATTTAAAATTTAATCGTTTATGGGAATGTTTAGATGAAAATATTGATACAATGCGTGGAATTCATAATATGGATAAATCTAAACGTAAAGATTCATTCATTTATTTACCATTATTTTCAAATAAAACATTAATTGATATAGAACATAATATTTATTTTGAATTAAATTCTGAAAATGATGAAGATAAAAAGATAGATTATTATATGATACATTTAACAATGACTTATAATAAAAAATTTAATAATATGATTATTATTAAAAATTTTGTAAATAAATGTATTAAAGAATATGATGAATTTTTAGAAAATCAAATAAAAGATAAAACACAATATATTTATAATTATATTTCGTGTTTTAACGATGAAGGTGATTTAAAAGCTAAATATGAGAAATTTGAATGTAATCATAATAAAGATTTAACATCAAATATTTTCATTGAAGATAAACAACAATTAATTAATTATATCAAACCATTTATCAATTTAGAATATAGTGAAAAATATACAAAAACACAAATTGAATATAAAGAAACTATTAAATCTAAATATATAAAAAGTGGTATTACATTTAAAGGTGGTATGTTATTTTATGGTTCACCTGGTTGTGGCAAATCGTCATCAATCAAAGGAATTTTAAAATATACAAATCGTCATGGTATCATGATTAATTTAGATAAAATTCGTACAGCAAAAGAATTAGAAATGATTTTTCGTAATACGACTTTTAATGGAACAACATATAAACGTGATGAATTATGTTTTATTCTTGAAGATTGCGATGCTACAAAATCAAGTATGATTTATAGTCGTAAATTAAAAGAAGATGAAAATAATGATGAAACAAAGAAATCAGATAATTATGATGATTTATGTGATAAACCTAATTTAACAACATTCTTAAATATTTTAGATGGAATTGTTGAATTAAATGACATTATGATTATTATGACGTCAAATCATCCTGAACTAATTGATGAAGCATTAATCCGTCCAGGACGATTTGATTTTAAGTATGAATTTAAGAAAACATCAACAAAAATCATTACAGAAATGTTAATGTTTAAATATGATTTAAATTATGAAACAATTAAAAATCATAAATATTATGATAAATTAAAAGATTATAAGTTAAGTCATGCATATGTTCAAGCAATAATGTTTCAAAATGATTTTGAAGATACAATTAAAATTTTAGCAAATAAATGTAATGAATAATTATGAATATAATTAATAATTAATAATTAATATTTTTTTATTTTATTTTATTTTACTTAATTTTATCAAATATAAATTTATAAAATATACTAAATAATGTAATTGATGAAATTCCGTAAAATGTATCACGTAATGCAACATTAATATCCCAATCTTTAAACATAATAAATAAAGTACTATTAAATACACCATATATACATAATGAATAAACAGCACATAACACAATTAAGTCCCAATATGTAATACCAATTTCAATACGTGATGCTATAAAGTATAGCCAACCAAATGCAAGAATTAAATAAGCAATTAATGCACTAATATAAACACCTTTTTTATTCATATTATTCATAGAACGTCCTTGAATTTTCTTAACAACTTTATCATAATATGAATTAGAACGTATTATATAAATAATGTCGATTGCTATATATATAAGAGCAAAAATATAAGATATATAATTCATAGTGTATAATAAAATAATATATTCTTATATAATATTTTTTATATAATTTATAATTTTTTTATTTTATAATAATAAAAATATAGAGATATATAAATATATAAAATGTTGGGACGTATTTTTAATAAATCCAAAAAAACTAATAAGCTTAATAATTTGTCAAACGGAGTAAGAAATTTTAACATACTCGGGGAAAAATTATATGTAGCAATCAAACAACTAAAAGATGATAATGATAAGAATTTAGATAATATAAATACTGCATTTGAAGAACTATCAAAATGTATTAATACTTTATCTTCACAAACAGGTGGTGGAAAAAAGAAATCTGACAAAAAGAAATCTGACAAAAAGAAATCTGAAAAAAAGAAATCTGACAAAAAGAAATCTGAAAAAAAGAAATCTGACAAAAAGAAATCTGACAAAAAGAAATCTGACAAAAAGAAATCTGACAAAAAGAAATAGGTATATAAAGTAATAAATTATATATATAATATATATTAACATTTTTTTATAACTTAAAAAGAAAATGTCTATAAAATTATATATTGATATACGAGAACATAATCTAATAAGATTATTAAAAACAAACAATATTGAATTAGAAGAAAAAAATTTAGAAATAGGTGATATACAAATCTTATACAATAATATACCATATATTATAATAGAACGTAAAACATTGACTGATTTAGATGCATCAATAAAAGACGGTCGTTATAGAGAACAAAAATCTCGATTAATGGATTATAGAAATGAAAATAGTGAATTAAATGTAAAATTAATGTATATAATAGAAAATTTTAAAAATTATCAAAATAATGAACCTAAAATAAATGGTTCAATTATAAATACAAATATAAGAGATAATATAAATATAATAACAACTCAATGTATAAATGATACAAGTCAATATATTATTGAGTTATATAAACGTATAAAAAAAGAACCAATAAAGTATATACAATTTTTTAATAATATGCAAAAAAATATTGATAAAAATGATAATATTAATGAAATTAATATTATGGAATGTAATAATTATTTATCAAGTATAAAAATTAAAAAGAAGAAAGAATATATAACATCTGAAAATATAATGGCATTGCAATTATGTCAAATTCCAAGTATATCAATGAATTGTGCATTAATAATTCAAAATAAATATAAAAATTTAAAAAATATGATATATGAATTAGACAAAATAGATAATATGAAAGATAAAATTAAAGAAATTAGCGAGTTACAATTGAGTGATAAACGTAAAATTGGGAAAAAGATTGGTGAAACAATAATAAATTATTTAAATTTATAATTTAATACTTATAATTTATAACAAAAAAAAATGACATTATATAAAGATATATAATATAATATAATATAATATAATATAATATAATATAATATAATATAATATAATAATTTATTTTTCTATTTATTTTTCTATTTATTTTTCTATTTATTAATCAATGGATAATAAAGATAAATTAATAGAAGAAGAGTTACCATATAATAATCAAAATAAAATTATAAGTGAAGAAGAAATTATTCAATTTTTAAATGAAGGAAATATTAATCAACCTATTAATAATGTAAATTTATTTCGTTTAGCATTTGTACATAAATCATATTGTACACGTAAAAATGAAAATATTATAAATGGAAATATAAATTGTCCAAGTGATTGTTTACCATTACAAGAAGAAAGTTATGAACGTTTAGAATATTTAGGAGACAGTGTATTAAATACATCAACTGCATATTATTTATTTGAGCGATATCCAAATGAAAATGAAGGATTTTTAACTCAAATGCGTACTAAATTAGTCAATGGTAAAATGTTATCAAAATTATCAATTGAATTAGGATTGAGTAAATACTTAATAATATCAAAACAACTTGAACGTAATGATTCACGTAATTATAAAGATTATGCAGAAGATGTATTTGAAGCATTTATAGGTGCAATACGTAAAGATATGGGTTATGAAGCCGCACAAGAATGGATAATAAATATATTTGAAAATTATGTAGATTTTACTGAATTGGTAAAACAAAATCAAAATTATAAAGATATATTAATCAAATATTGTCAGCAAAATTTACATTATAAACCTGATTTTATAGATCCTAATTCTTTATTAAATCAAAAAAAGAAACTAAATGAACAAACAGACCAATTATATTTAAATATAGAAGAAAAACAAAACAATTTTACATCTCCAACATTAACATTTACGAATCCATCATCTGATATTATAGACAATAATAATAATGGAAATAGTGATTCAGAAATGCAATCTTTAAAAGAATATTGTATATATGTTAAAACAAAGGAAGGAACTATTATTGGTATTGGTAAAGGTGAAACAAAAAAAATAGCAGAACAAGAAGCATCTAAAAAAGCTTTAGATTATTATAATTTATTAAATTAAAAAACAAATTAAATATCAATTAAATATTAATTAAAAATATAGTAAAGAAAAAATCAAATAGAATAAAACTTTAAAAATATATAAAGATTAATTAATAAAAAAAATTTATAACTCGGCATTTAAATTTCACAAAGGTGTAATTAATTATAAAAAATAATTATATATAATATCAAATGATATATTTATATATAAAAATAATAGAATTTAAGAATTTAAGAATTTAAGAATTTAAGAATATACTTATTTGAGAAATGTTCCTACTAATGTTGTATCTGTTGGTAATCTTACAACATCACATTTATCTCCATCTTTAATATTACAAGCTAATCTATTATCTTGAGGAATAGTCCATTTTTGGTCTTCTCTTAAAACCATTTTCTTATCTTTTTCTAAAACATCTGTTGATATAGCACATTTAAAATCTAATTCATTTTTATTTCGTTCTTCTTGTAATTTAGAAAGTGCTGTAGAATTATTTAAAATACTAGCACATTTATCTTTTATTAATCCATCATCTCCTGTTACAACTTCACTTTCATATGGGTTTTCAAGTAATGTAGTTTTTTCTAATGTTGATGGAGTTTGATAAGTATTATATGTATTATATATTTTAGGGTTAGATAAAATTAAAGTTTTATTTTTTTTATCATCTTTGCCAACTTCTTGCATATATGTTTTTATAAATTCTTCATTATCATTAAATTGTGTAGTATAATCACCTGATTTTTTTATTTTAATTATACGGTCTTCATCAATATCTAAATCGTAACCATTTTGTGTTTTTTTATCTTTTTCTTTATTTACATTTTTCTTTTCTTTATTTTTATTTTCTTCTTTAACTTCATTCATAATTTTATTAACATTTTTATTATATTCATTATTAGAATTAAAAAATTTTTTCCCTTTTTTCTTCTCTCCTTTTTTCTTTTCTTTTCTTTCATCAATACTGATTTTATTAGTTGTAATATTTAACCTTTGTATTTCTCTAATTTCATCAGTTAATTGGTCTTTCAATTCATCTAAATCAAGAACTCCACTTTTAATTTTATCAAAGAAAGTCATTAACTCAAGAGGAATAGGAAATCTATCAAGTACTTCAAAATATATATGTATAATTTCTTCATATAATTTTGAATCTTCTTTTGATAATTTATCAAAAGTATTTTTATTAGATTTAGATTTGTTATTATCAAAATGTTCTATTGAGAATTTTTCAAGAATAGTATTTCTAGAGTAATTTGCATTAGCATTGAAAGTATAAATTAAATATATTACTGTAATAAGAAATACAATAGCAACTGGTATTTTTATAACATCCATAATAAATATTATAATATTTAAATATTTAAAATAATATATTATTTAACTTGTTTATATAATTATTATATATAAATATAAAAAGTATAAAAAAAATGATTAATATTAATTTATATATCATTTTTTTATTCTTGTTCATAATCTAATTCTTTATAGATAAATTTAGGTAAAATTGAACCAACGTCAGTGCGTTCAGCTTCTTCTAATGTTGTACCCCATAAACTTGGTTGAAGACTTGATGAAATAACAGAACAAGTATGACATTTTTTATTACAATTACCTAAATCTTCAATTGGACGTCCTTGCCATTCATATCCTTTATATAGTTTTCTATTAGGGTCAGCATTTTTATATTTAGGTTTATCTTTTTCTTTCATAAATGCTTGACATTGATATTGTAAATCATCACTTCCTTTCACATTTTTATTTATATTATTTGATAATTTATGGGTATTATTATTTTCTTGTATGGTTGGATAATTATTAGATAATATATTATTAGGTTTATTAATTGAAGGTAATGATACATTATTATTACTTACATTATTATTACTTCTATTCTTATTTTTCTTTTCATTATTATGTTCTTTAATTGGTTCATTTTTAGATTTTTCCGTTGGTTCATTATTTTGTTTTACAGAAATAGGAGTATATAATTTATATTTTTTAAGAACATAAAGAGTAACTATTAATAATACTAAACCTAAAAGGATAAAAGTATAGAAAATTGTTAGAATCATAATTATAAATATTATTTTTTATATTATATTCATTATTTATTATTAGTAGATAAAATAAAAAGTATAAAAATAATGTATAAAAAATATATTATATATATAAAATAAAAAAATGCTATTTTTAATAAAATAGATATATATCTATATATATAATAAATTCTTAATACATATTTGATATAATATTAGTAATAGAATTATGCCTGTATTTGTAGGTAATATGCCTTATAATAGTCAAATAGCAAAGAATCCATATTCAAAGCATTTAACGATAAAGCGTGATAGTAATGGTTTTCAAACTCATACTACAGAAGTTGCGTATCGTATATGTGAGAATACTTTATATAATAAGGCGGCTTTGTATAATAATAGAATCAATAATAAGAGGGCATAAATGTATATATATAGATGAATTGATATGATTTTTGTTTATAAAATTAACCAAAAAAATATTTAAGTTTTTTTAAGTTTTTTTAAGTTTTTTTAAGTTTTTTTAAGTTTTTTTTTAAGTTTTTAATATTT